TGATGTTGCCGCTGGTCGTCGTCGGTTGCACATCAAAGCAGTCTGTCAGTCAGTGCGTGAAGCCACCACCGCCTCCGGCGTGGATAATGCAACCAGCCCCCGACTGGCAGACACCGCTGAACGGGATTATTTCACCCTCAGAGAGCGGCTGATGACGATGCAGATGCAACTGGAAGGGGCACAGGAGTATATCCGCACTCAGTGCATTAAGTAGCCTTTTTATCGTGGTAAACATTTCGCAGGGTATGAGGTATTTATGCCATCACTAATCCCACGTGCCTGCCGTAAGCGTGGATGTGCAGGTACAACCACAGACAGTTCGGGTTACTGCGATAAACATCGCGGTGAAGGCTGGGTGCAGCACCAGCGCGGACTGAGCCGCCACCAGCGTGGCTATGGCTCAAAATGGACGGTGATTCGTGCCCGTATTCTGAAGCGCGATAAAGGTCTGTGTCAGTTGTGTCTGCGTGTCGGTGTGGTGAGCGAGGCGAAAACCGTCGACCACATCATCCCGAAAGCGCATGGCGGAACAGACGCAGACAGCAACCTGCAGAGTCTGTGCTGGCCCTGCCATAAAGCGAAAACAGCGCGCGAACGAATCCGGTGATAATTATTCTCACTTGTAGGGAGGGGCGGGGCAAATCCCTGTGACCTGACGTCTTCCGGACTGCCCGCCCCATCGTTTTTTTATACCCGCGAAAAATGAAATTTAACCAGGAGTGCCGCATATGGCTGGAACGGCGGGGCGTTCCGGGCGTCGCCCCAAGCCAACGGCGCGCAAGGCGCTGGCCGGAAACCCCGGCAAGCGAGCCCTGAACAAAGATGAACCTGTTTTTACGCCCATCAAAGGTGTTGAGCCACCAGAGTGGTTCGCTGAAGAAGATCTCCCTCTCGCCACGATCATGTGGCAACTGACAACCAAAGAACTCTGCGGTCAGGGCCTGCTGTGCGTGACTGACCTGGCGGTACTTGAGCGGTGGTGCGTGGCCTATGAGTTCTGGCGACGTGCCGTGAAAAATATTGCCATACAGGGCAACACCATCACCGGTGCAATGGGCGGCAGGGTCAAAAATCCGGAGCTGACCGCCAAAAAAGAACAGGAGTCCGAGATGAGCAGCACGGGGGCAATGCTCGGACTCGACCCCAGCAGCCGCCAGCGTCTGATTGGCCTGGCGGGGCAGAAGAAAGCCACTAACCCGTTTCTGAAAATTATCGAATCATGAGCCGGAAATCTTACCCCAACGTAAATGCTGCAAATCAGTATGCCCGGGATGTCGTGCGCGGAAAGATTGTTGCCTGCCAGTTTGTGATTCAGGCCTGCCAGCGCCATCTTGATGACCTGATGGCGGAAAAAAGTAAGTCGTTTCGTTACCGCTTCGACAAGGACCTGGCTGAACGGGCCGCGAAATTTATTCAGCTGTTGCCGCACACCAAGGGGGAGTGGGCATTCAAACGGATGCCCATCACGCTGGAGCCGTGGCAGCTATTTGTGATCTGCTGTGCGTTTGGCTGGGTCAATAAAGGCACCCGGTTGCGCCGCTTCCGGGAGGTGTACACCGAAATCCCCCGTAAGAACGGCAAATCAGCAATCTCTGCCGGTGTTGCCCTGTATTGTTTTGCCTGTGATAACGAGTTTGGCGCGGAAGTGTATTCCGGTGCCACGACAGAGAAACAGGCGTGGGAAGTCTTTCGCCCGGCGCGACTGATGTGTAAACGCACACCCATGCTGACGGAAGCGTTCGGGATTGAGGTTAACGCCTCAAACATGAACCGTCCGGAGGATGGCGCGCGGTTTGAACCGCTGATCGGCAACCCAGGTGATGGTTCATCACCCCACTGTGCCGTGGTTGATGAATATCACGAGCATGCCACCGATGCGCTTTATACCACAATGCTTACCGGGAGGGGGGCGCGACGCCAGCCACTGATGTGGGCCATCACCACCGCCGGGTACAACATTGAGGGGCCGTGCTACGACAAGCGGCGGGAAGTCATCGAGATGCTCAACGGCTCGGTGCCTAACGATGAACTGTTCGGGATCATCTATACCGTTGATGAAGGTGACGACTGGACCGGCCCGCAGGTGCTGGAAAAAGCCAATCCAAATATTGGCGTGTCGGTTTATCGCGAATTTTTGTTAAGTCAGCAGCAGCGTGCGAAAAATAACGCCCGTCTGGCAAACGTCTTTAAAACAAAACACCTCAATATCTGGGTGTCGGCGCGTTCGGCGTATTTCAACTTGGTGAGCTGGCAGAGCTGCGAGGATAAATCACTGACCCTTGAGCAGTTCGAGGGGCAGCCGTGCATTCTGGCCTTTGACCTGGCGCGTAAGCTGGATATGAACAGCATGGCGCGACTTTATACCCGCGAGATTGACGGTAAAACGCATTACTACAGTGTGGCCCCGCGTTTCTGGGTACCGTATGACACGGTGTACAGCGTCGAGAAAAATGAAGATCGACGGACAGCCGAACGCTTTCAGAAATGGGTGGAAATGGGCGTTCTGACCGTTACCGATGGTGCGGAGGTGGATTATCGCTACATCCTCGAGGAGGCCAAAGCGGCGAACAAAATCAGCCCGGTCAGTGAGTCACCCATCGACCCCTTCGGGGCGACCGGGTTGTCACATGACCTTGCTGATGAAGACCTGAATCCCGTCACTATCGTCCAGAACTTCACCAATATGTCCGATCCGATGAAAGAGCTGGAAGCAGCGATTGAATCGGGACGTTTTCATCATGACGGCAATCCCATCATGACCTGGTGTATCGGCAACGTGGTCGGCAAAAACATGCCGGGTAACGATGATGTGGTGAAACCCGTCAAAGAGCAGGCGGAAAACAAAATCGATGGTGCAGTTGCGCTGATTATGGCGGTTGGCAGAGCCATGCTGTACGAGAAAGAAGACACGCTGTCTGACCACATTGAGTCCTACGGGATCCGCTCGCTTTAACTGAGGTAATTATGATCATGCTGATTCTCGCGCCTCTGGTGGGCGTGCTGGGTGCGCTTTTGCTGGCGTATGGTGCCTGGCTGATTTATCCCCCGGCGGGTTTTGTTGTTGCCGGGGCGCTGTGCCTGTTCTGGTCGTGGCTGGTGGCGCGATATCTCGACCGTACACGGCAGTCTGTCGGCGGAGGTAAATAGTGTTCTTTTCGGGATTATTTCAACGAAAAAGCGATGTGCCGGTGACCACGCCAGCAGAACTGCTGATGCTATCGGGCTGTCATACGACACCTATACCGGAAAGCGGATCAGTAGCCAGCGGGCCATGCGCCTGACGGCGGTCTATTCTTGCGTCAGGGTGCTGGCAGAGTCTGTTGGTATGCTGCCCTGCAGTCTCTACAAAATCAGCGGTACCCTGAAAACACGGGCGGTGGATGAACGACTGCATAAGTTGGTTTCGGCAAAACCTAATGGCTACATGACACCGCAGGAATTCTGGGAGCTGGTTATTGTCTGCCTGTGTCTACGGGGGAATTTTTACGCCTACAAGGTAAAGGCACTGGGAGAAGTGGTGGAGCTTCTTCCGATAGATCCGGGCTGTGTGGAACCGAAGCTGAACAGCCAGTGGCAGCCGGTTTATCAGGTGACGTTTCCGGATGGTTCCGTGGATGTGTTGACCCAGAATGAAATCTGGCATGTGCGCACCCTGACGCTGGATGGACTTGTCGGGCTGAATCCCATTGCGTATGCGCGTGAGGCCATTTCACTGGCAGCGGCAACCGAGGAGCACGGTGCCAGGTTGTTTAGTAATGGTGCGGTGACATCCGGTGTGTTGCGTACGGAACAAAAGCTCACGCCGGATGCTTACGAGCGTCTGAAGAAAGATTTTGAGGAGTGTCACACGGGGCTTGGCAATGCTCACCGCCCGATGATTCTGGAAATGGGGCTGGACTGGAAGTCGATGGCGCTGAACGCCGAGGACAGTCAGTTCCTGGAAACCCGCAAGTTTCAGCTGGAAGAAATCTGTCGTCTGTTCCGGGTGCCGTTGCACATGGTGCAGAACACCGATCGCGCCACCTTCAACAATATCGAAGAGCTGGGGCTGGGATTTATCAACTATTCACTGGTGCCGTATCTGACCCGCATCGAACAGCGGATCAACACCGGACTGGTACGAAAAAGTAAGCAGGGCGTTTATTACGCCAAATTTAACGCCGGGGCGTTACTGCGCGGGGATATGAAGTCCCGTTTTGAAGCCTACGCCACCGGGATCAACTGGGGAATTTACTCTCCCAATGACTGCCGCGACCTGGAAGATATGAATCCGCGTCCCGGTGGGGATGTCTATCTCACACCGATGAACATGACCACGAAACCATCCGATGGCAGTAAAGCCGGTAAGCAGAAGGATAACGCCAATGCAGACGAAACAACGTCTTGATGTACCGCTGAGTCTGAAATCTGTCAGTGACTCCGGTGAGTTTGAAGGGTATGGCTCCGTCTTTGGTGTAAAGGACAGCCACGATGATGTGGTGATGTCCGGGGCATTTGCTGCTTCCCTGCGGGCGTGGAGTGACAGAAAAGCGTTACCTGCGCTGCTCTGGCAGCACCGCATGGATGAACCCATCGGTGTTTACACCGAAATGAAGGAAGACGATGTCGGGCTTTACGTCAGGGGACGGTTGCTTATTGATGATGATCCCCTCGCAAAACGNAATCCGGAAACAAGTGAGCGTTTCCGGATTTTTTTATGCACATTGGACAGGCTCTTGATCTGGTATCCCGTTACGATTCTCTGCGTAACCCACTGACTTCTCTGGGGGATTACCTCGACCCCGAACTCATCTCTCGTTGCCTTGCCGAATCAGGTACTGTAACGCTACGCAAGCGCCGTCTTCCCCTCGAAATGATGGTCTGGTGTATTGTTGGCATGGCGCTTGAGCGTAAAGAACCTCTTCACCAGATTGTGAATCGCCTGGACATCATGCTGCCGGGCAATCGCCCCTTCGTTGCCCCCAGTGCCGTTATTCAGGCCCGCCAGCGCCTGGGAAGTGAGGCTGTCCGCCGCGTGTTCACGAAAACAGCGCAGCTCTGGCATAACGCCACGCCGCATCCGCACTGGTGCGGCCTGACCCTGCTGGCCATCGATGGTGTGTTCTGGCGCACACCGGATACACCAGAGAACGATGCAGCCTTCCCCCGCCAGACACATGCCGGGAACCCGGCGCTCTACCCGCAGGTCAAAATGGTCTGCCAGATGGAACTGACCAGCCATCTGCTGACGGCTGCAGCCTTCGGCACGATGAAGAACAGCGAAAATGAGCTTGCTGAGCAACTTATAGAACAAACCGGCGATAACACTCTGACGTTAATGGATAAAGGTTATTACTCACTGGGACTGTTAAATGCCTGGAGCCTGGCGGGAGAACACCGCCACTGGATGATACCTCTCAGAAAGGGAGCGCAATATGAAGAGCTCAGAAAACTGGGTAAAGGCGATCATCTGGTGAAGCTGAAAACCAGCCCGCAGGCACGAAAAAAGTGGCCGGGACTGGGAAATGAAGTGACAGCCCGCCTGCTGACCGTGACGCGCAAAGGAAAAGTCTGCCATCTGCTGACGTCGATGACGGACGCCATGCGCTTCCCCGGAGGAGAAATGGCGGATCTGTACAGTCATCGCTGGGAAATCGAACTGGGATACAGGGAGATAAAACAGACGATGCAACTGAGCAGGCTGACGCTGAGAAGTAAAAAGCCGGAGCTTGTGGAGCAAGAGCTGTGGGGTGTCTTACTGGCTTATAATCTGGTGAGATATCAGATGATTAAAATGGCGGAACATCTGAAAGGTTACTGGCCGAATCAACTGAGTTTCTCAGAATCATGCGGAATGGTGATGAGAATGCTGATGACATTGCAGGGCGCTTCACCGGGACGTATACCGGAGCTGATGCGCGATCTTGCAAGTATGGGACAACTTGTGAAATTACCGACGAGAAGGGAAAGGGCCTTCCCGAGAGTGGTAAAGGAGAGGCCCTGGAAATACCCCACAGCCCCGAAAAAGAGCCAGTCAGTTGCTTAACTGACTGGCATTAGTCCCGGTGGTGATGTCTATCTCACACCGATGAACATGACCACGAAACCCTCCGATGGCAGTAAGGCCGGTAAGCAGAAGGATAACGCCAATGCAGACGAAACAACGTCTTGATGTACCGCTGAGTCTGAAATCTGTCAGTGACTCCGGTGAGTTTGAAGGGTATGGCTCCGTCTTTGGTGTAAAGGACAGCCACGATGATGTGGTGATGTCCGGGGCATTTGCTGCTTCCCTGCGGGCGTGGAGTGACAGAAAAGCGTTACCTGCGCTGCTCTGGCAGCACCGCATGGATGAACCCATCGGTGTTTACACCGAAATGAAGGAAGACGATGTCGGGCTTTACGTCAGGGGACGGTTGCTTATTGATGATGATCCCCTCGCAAAACGCGCACATGCACACATGAAGGCCGGTTCGTTAACCGGCCTTTCTATTGGGTACGTCCTGAAAGACTGGGAATACGACCGGAGCAAAGAAGCCTTTCTGCTGAAAGAAATCGACCTCTGGGAAGTCAGCCTGGTGACGTTCCCGTCTAACGACGAGGCGCGGATCAGCGACGTCAAGAACGCACTGGCCCGCGGGGAAATCCCCGAACAGAAAAAAATCGAAAGAGTCCTGCGTGATGTCGGACTCTCCCGTACCCAGGCCAAAGCATTCATGGCCGGGGGCTATGGCGCACTGTCCCTGCGCGACGCTGAGGATGTGGGCTCTGCACTGAATGCACTGAAAAATCTAAACTTCTAATCAGGAGAAATACGATGGCGGTTGATATTAAAGATGTCGAACAGGTCGCGCAGGAGCTGCAGCAGAAGTTTGACGACTTCAAAGCAAAGAACGACAAGCGCGTGGATGCGATTGAGCAGGAAAAAGGCAAACTTGCCGGGCAGGTGGAAACCCTGAACGGGAAACTCAGCGAGCTGGAAAACCTCAAAAGCGATCTTGAAAAAGAGCTGCTTGAGCTGAAACGTCCGGCAGGTGGTGCGCAAAATAAACTGGCCACCGAGCATAAAGAAGCGTTTGTGGGCTTCCTGCGTAAAGGCCGTGAAGACGGTCTGCGCGATCTGGAGCGCAAGGCATTACAGGTGGGCACCGATGAAGACGGCGGCTATGCCGTGCCGGAAGCACTGGATCGCAACATTCTCACCCTGCTGAAAGATGAAGTGGTGATGCGCCAGGAAGCCACGGTGATCAGCGTTGGTGGTTCCGACTACAAAAAACTGGTGAATCTGGGCGGCACGGCTTCCGGATGGGTTGGCGAGACTGACGCGCGCTCCAAGACTGCCACCTCAAAACTGGGCCTGATTGAACCTTTCATGGGGGAAATCTACGGTAACCCGCAGGCCACCCAGAAAATGCTGGATGATGCCTTTTTCAACGTGGAAGCATGGATCAACAGCGAGCTGGCAACCGAATTTGCCGAACAGGAAGAAATTGCCTTTACCACCGGCGATGGTACCAAGAAGCCGAAAGGGTTCCTGGCGTATGAGTCCACGGATGAAACAGACAAGGTCCGGGCGTTCGGCAAACTTCAGCATATTGTATCCGGCGAAGCGACGGCGGTGACCGCAGATGCCATTATCAAACTGATTTACACGCTGCGTAAGGCACACCGCACTGGCGCGAAGTTCATGATGAACAACAACAGTCTGTTTGCCATCCGTCTGCTGAAAGACAGTGAGGGTAACTATCTGTGGCGTCCTGGGCTGGAGCTGGGGCAGCCGTCCTCTCTGGCGGGTTACGCTATCGCTGAAAACGAACAGATGCCGGATATTGCCGCTGATGCGAAAGCCATTGCATTTGGTAACTTCAAACGGGGTTACACCATCGTTGACCGTATCGGTACCCGCATTCTGCGTGACCCGTACACCAATAAACCGTTTGTCGGTTTTTATACCACCAAGCGCACCGGCGGCATGCTGGTCGATTCGCAGGCCATCAAACTGCTGAAGATTGCAGCGGCGTAATCATTCAGGGGGCGCAGAAGTGCGCCCCCTGTTCTGACAGGTGAAAGAATCATGATCCTGAAACAAGATCTGAAATGGTCACCGGACGGTATGCGTGTTGAGATTATTCGGGCCGGTGAGTATGAAGATAAAGAATTACCCGAACGGGTACGCGAAATTGCCACTGCAGCTGGGATTGTCTCTGATAAGAGAACACCTGTTGCGCGGGGGGCTGATAAGTCTAAAAAACAGCATTCATAGAGGTTGCCCAAATGATGCCCACTCTGGAAGAGCTTCGTGTTCAGTGCCGGATTGATGATGACAATGAACAGGAGAATTCTCTTCTTATGATGTATCTGGCTGCTGCCAGGGAAGAGGCTGAAAAGTTTTTAAACCGGACGCTTTACGATGAAACTGTTTCTGAGCAGGATACGACCGGGCTTGTAATAACACCTCTGATAAAACTGCGTCTTATGCAACTGGTTGGCTACTGGTACGAGAACAGGGAAATGCAGGATGCAGTGCCTGATTTTTTCTATACCGGACTGCGGATGTATCGATTTCATCCCGGAACATAGGAGGACTCATGCAGGCAGGAAGATTACGTGATCGTGTGGTTATTCTGAATGCCACCACCGTTCGGTCTCCGTCAGGGCACCCTGTGGAAACAATGACGGAGGGGGCAACCATATGGGCAGAAGTTAAGGGGATCAGTGGCAGGGAGAGAATATCCGGAGGCGCAGAAACTGCTCAGGCTACAGTGAGGGTCTGGATGAGATTCCGGCGAGATGTAACAGCAACTTCATGTCTGAAAGTGCTGACTGGTGCATTCAAAGGCGCGATTCTGAGTATAGACGGTCCGCCGATACCGGATGCTCGTGCCACACGGCTTGAGATACTCTGTTCTCAGAAGGGGAATGTGTGATGGATTTCAGTCTTGATTTTTCAGGTCTGGCGGATATTGCACGGGATCTGGAGACGCTCAGCAGGGCAGAAAACAATAAGGTACTGCGCGATGCCACCCGTGCCGGTGCTGAAGTTATGCGGGATGCAGTTGTTGAACGTGCGCCGGAGCGAACCGGGAAACTGAAGAAAAATGTGGTTGTTCTCACTCAGCGTTCAAAGCGTCGGGGGGAAATTATCTCGGGTGTCCACATTCGTGGACGGAACCTGCGAACCGGAAACAGTGATAACAGCATGAAAGCCAGTGATCCCCGAAATGCGTTTTACTGGCGCTTTGTGGAGCTGGGAACGATAAACATGCCCGCGCATCCGTTCATTCGCCCGGCTTTCGATACGACAGAGGAACTGGCAGCACAGATTGCCATACAGCGAATGAATCAGGCTATTGATGAGGTCTTAAGTAAATGAGAGAGACCACACTGTATTCCCTGCTGTCTCAACTGGCCGGAGGACAGGTTTATCCTTATGTGGTCCCGCTGACGGAGGGAAAGCCTGCGGTATCTCCGCCATGGCTGGTATTTTCTGTGGTGTCTGACACTGCGTCTGATGTGCTTGATGGTCAGGCTGAATCCAGAATTACCGTGCAGATCGATGTCTGGGCAACAGTACCTGATGACGCAGATGATATCCGTGAGCAGGCGCTTGATGCGGTAAGGCAACTTGCACCCTCCGTTATTTCTAAAACTCAGGGTTATGATCCTGATTCCCGTCTGAGCAGAGCCACGCTTGAATTTCAGGTAATAGCCTGAGGTCGTTAATGATTTTACCCACCCGCCGCTGGCGGGGTTTTTATTTTCAGGAGACGAGTATGTCCTCTAATTTTGAGCGTTCGCAACTGACGAAAATTATGATTTCGTCTGCACCGGTAACAGCAGAAACCCTGGATTCTGCCAGCTATCTTGGCCTGAGCTGTACAATCAAAGAGGTGCAGTTTACCGCAGGACAAAAGCAGGATATTGATGTCACCACGCTGTGTTCTGTTGAGCAGGAAAATATTAACGGCCTTGGTGCCGCGTCAGAGATTTCCATGTCAGGCAACTTTTACCTCAATGCTGCCCAGAACGCGTTGCGCAGTGCCTATGACAATGACACCACGTATGGCTTTAAAGTTATTTTTCCGTCAGGCAACGGATTTACCTTTATGGCAGAGGTGCGTCAGCATACCTGGTCTGCAGGAACTAATGGTGTTGTGGCTGCAACGTTTTCCCTGCGCCTGAAAGGTAAACCTGTGCTGACGACAGAGCCGCTGAAAGTGAAGGTCGATTTAAACAGCACGCTGCAGGTTTCTGCCGGAGCGAAACTCGAAATGGTGGTTGAGGCTGCCGGTGGTGTGCCGCCTTATTCTTATGTCTGGAAGAAAGGTAGTTCTCCTGTTTCCGGACAGACGGCGGCAACATTCAGTAAGGCATCAGCAGCATCAGGTGATGCCGGTGCGTATACCTGCGAGATTTCTGATTCAGCAAGCCCTGTTAACAAGGTGACCTCCACTTCCTGCACTGTTACCGTCAGTTAATGAGGATAGATGTGATGACTAAAAATATCCGCAATCTGGCACTGGCAACGATGTCGGGGTTTCGCCATAAAACTGTTGATGTGCCTGAATGGGAAGGGGCAACGGTTGTATTACGGGAACCTTCTGCAGAAGCCTGGTTGCGCTGGCAGGAGATCGTTAAAGCAAAAGATGATGAGACACCGTTATCCGTTGCGGAGCGCGCCCGCCGAAATCTGGAGGCAGATGTTGAACTGTTCATTGATGTTCTGTGTGATACCGGACTGCAACCTGTATTTTCAGAGGATGATCGTGAACAGGTGATTGCCGTGTATGGCCCGGTGCATGCGCGGCTTCTTCGGCAGTCTCTGGAACTGATCAGTGATGCCGGCGAGGTTAAAAAAAAGTAGAGCTTCCGGGGATGCGTTTTCTGATGATGCTGGCGCTCAGGATCGGGCGCACATTGTCAGAGTTACGCCGGGAAATGTCCGCATCAGAAATCATGATGTGGGCAGAATTTGACAGGTTCAGCCCGCTGGGTGACGAGCGGGCTGATATCCGGGCTGCCCAGATAGTTTCTGCGGTTTACGGTGCGCAGGGTGTCAAAGTCCCACTGAATGATGCGCTTCTTCAGTGGGAACAAGAGCAGACAGAAGGCGTCTCAGATCCATTTGCCGGACTGGAAAACGCGCTTTTAATAGTGTCTCAGTGAGTCAACATAACCGCTTCGGCGGTTTTTTTCGTCCGGAGAATGAGTGTGGCGACATTACGTGAACTGATTATTAAAATCTCGGCAAATTCCCGGTCATTCCAGTCAGAGATCTCCCGGGCTTCGCGTATGGGGCAGGATTACTACCGTACCATGCAGAACGGAGGCCGGCAGTCCGCTGCTGCATCCCGTGAAATGCGGCGTGCACTGGCAGAAGTGACGGATCAGATAAATACAGCTAAATCTTCGGCACTGAATATGGCGGGGGCATTTGCCGGAGCTTTTGCTACCGGTCATCTTATTTCTCTCGCCGATGAGTGGAATTCAGTAAATGCCCGTCTGAAGCAGGCTTCACAGTCCAGTGATGATTTTCAGGTATCACAACGTGAATTAATGGCAATCAGCCAGAGAACGGGAACGGCGTTTTCTGATAACGCCAGCCTTTTTGCCCGCTCTGCAGCTTCCATGCGGGAGTATGGCTACAGTTCTGAGGAGGTACTGAAAGTCACCGAGGCGATCTCCACGGGCCTGAAATTATCCGGTGCCAGTACAGCAGAAGCCAGTTCGGTGATCACGCAGTTCAGTCAGGCACTGGCGCAGGGAGTGCTGCGCGGTGAAGAATTTAACTCTGTGAATGAGAACGGCGATCGTGTTATTCGTGCGCTGGCTGCGGGAATGGGTGTTGCCCGTAAGGATCTGAAGGCCATGGCGGATAACGGAAAACTGACCGCCGATAAGGTTGTTCCTGCACTGATTAGTCAGCTTGGGGCGTTGCGTGATGAATATGCAGCAATGCCTGATACTGTTTCATCCTCTGCAACCAAAGTTGAAAACGCCTTTATGGCCTGGGTTGGTGGTGCGAACGAGGCAAGCGGAGTGACAAAGACACTCACCGGGGTGTTGAATGGTGTTGCAGACAATATTGATACCGTGGCTGCTGCAGCTGGCGCACTGGTTGCCGTCGGGGTAGCCCGATATTTTGGCAATATGGCGTCGTCTGCTGGATCTGCAACTGCCGGATTAATTACTGCAGCCAGAAACGAAGTGGCTCTTGCTGAAGCGCAACTTCGGGGGACACAGATAGCAACCGCCAGGGCGCGTGCGGCGGTTTATCGTGCGCAACAGGCGGTTGTTGCTGCTCGCGGTACCGAAAGGCAGGCCGCAGCAGAAGCGAAGCTGACAGCTGCCCAGGCGTCACTTACCCGTAATATTGCGGCCAGAACAGCGGCACAGACAACGCTGAATACTGTCACGTCAGTGGGGAGTCGTCTGTTAAGTGGTGCGCTGGGGTTGGTTGGTGGTGTGCCGGGACTCGTCATGCTGGGGGCGACGGCCTGGTACACGATGTATCAGAATCAGGAGCAGGCCAGAGAATCTGCACGCCAGTATGCCGCAACAATCGACGAAATTCGCCAGAAAACGTCGGCAATGTCGCTTCCTGAAGCGTCAGATAATGAGGAAATGACGCGGCAGGCACTTGATGAGCAAAACAGGTTAATTGACGAGCAGAAAAGTAAGATTAAATCCTTACAGGAAAAAATTGCTGGCTATCAGTATGTGCTGGCAAACCCGGGCTGGACAACCGATAACGGTTTTATGATTAACCACATGACGTCGGTAAAAACTGTCACAGAAGGGCTTGCAGAAGCAACAAATCAACTGGCAGTTGAACAGTCCCGTCTCACACAAATGCAGGGCAAAGCGCAATCCATTCAGGATGTGCTTGCCGGGCTGGAGGAGCGACGGGTGGCGTTGATCCGTCAACAGGCCGCGGAACAAAACAAAGCGTATCAGTCCCTGTTGATCATGAATGGGCAGCATACCGAGTTTAATCGCCTTCTCGGGCTCGGTAATGAATTACTTCAGCAGCGACAGGGGCTGGTGAATGTACCGTTACGGCTACCACAGGCAACCCTGGATGATAAACAGCAGACTGCACTGAATAACAGCGAGCGCGAACTGGCTCTGTCCCGCCTGAAGGGGGAAGCCCGTGAGCGTGCCCGCTTGGGTTATGCTGCGGATGATCTCGGCTTTGTGGGAGAGGCGTATCAGACAGCCAGGCAGAATTATATCAATAACTCACTGGATGCCTGGCGAAATAACCAGGCAAATAAACCCAAAGCGCATAAAAAGACCGAAGCGGAAAAAACAGAAGATATTTATAAACGGCTGATTAAACAGCAAAAAGAACAAATAGCACTGGCAGGGCAGAATACTGAACTGGCTAAGATGAAATATCAGGTCAGTCAGGGCGAATTATCAACCCTGTCAGAAGCGCAGAAAAAAACGCTTTTGCAGAATGCAGCACTCATCGACCAGAAAAAGATTCGTGAGCAGCTTGCTGCGTATGAGAGCAGTCTGGCGGACAGTAATGCCAGTGCCCGGGCATCTGACGAAGCGCAGTTGTTGGGATATGGTGAAGGCTCACGGATGCGTGAACGACTCCAGGAAATGTGGAGTATCCGGCAGGCGTTTGAGCAGAAAAATAACGAGCTGCTGAGACAGTATCAGGCCGGAGAAATTGAAGAAGCCCTGTGGAAACAGGAGAAAGAACTGAATAAAAAATATCTGGAAGAGCGTCTCAGCGATCAGCAGAATTATTATGCAAAGGCCGATGCTTTACGTAATAACTGGAATGCCGGACTCCAGGAGGGACTGACCAACTGGGCAGACAGTGCCACCGATTATGCTTCACAGGCGGCAGATGCTGTCGTTTCCACGATGGACGGGCTGGTATCAAATATTTCCGATGCACTGGCCGGAAATGTTGTGGACTGGAGAAACTGGGGGAGTTCAATTCTCCAGGAAGTTTCAAAAATTCTGATGAACGCTGCCATCGTTAACGGGCTGAAGTCACTTTCCAAAAGCATGTCCGGTGCCGGAGGATGGCTTGGTACAGTCGGCGACTGGCTTTCCGGTGCAGTGGCAAACGCAAAAGGTGGTGTTTACACATCGGCAAATCTGAGTGCTTACAGTAACACTATTGTGGATACACCGACGTATTTTGCTTTTGCGAAAGGTGCCGGGTTGATGGGCGAGGCCGGGCCTGAAGCAATCATGCCACTGACACGGGCAGCGGACGGCTCTCTTGGGGTCAGGGCCATTGGAAATGTGAATGGTGGCGGTGGATTTGTTTATTCTCCCGTGTATCACATCAGCATTCAGAATCAAGGGAGCAATGGCGAGATAGATGCGCGCTCAGCCAGGGGACTGGTGGATCTGATCGACAGCAGGGTTGTGTCAATTATGCAGTCATCGCGTCGGGATGGAGGATTGTACAGTGCCTGAGCCTGAAGTTTTTAACTGGATCCCCCGTGAGGGGATGGAGACGACACGAAAGCCATCAGTTATTACGGTAAAGTTTGGTGACGGATATGAACAGCGACGGGCTGGTGGTCTGAATGCGGATCTGAAAACGTTTAAACCGGTATTTCGTGTCACAGATGAATATTCCCGTGCCGCGCTGGACAGTTTTTTATCCCGTCATGCCGGGATTCGTGCTTTTTTGTGGCGTCCGCCAAAACACAACAGGACTGTCCGGGTTGTCTGCAGGGAGTGGAGCATTTCGGATAATGCCATGTATACCGATTTTAACTGTACCTTTGAAGAGGTCACTCACTGATGCAGGATATACAGCAGGAAACACTCAATGAGTGCACTAAAACGGAGCAATCCGCGCTGGTCGTGCTCTGGGAAATTGATCTGACAGAGGTCGGCGGAGATCGTTATTTCTTCTGTAATGAGCAGAACGAAAAAGGTGAACCAGTCACCTGGCAGGGGCGGCAGTATCAGGCTTATCCCATTCAGGGAAGCGGATTTGAGATGAACGGCAAAGGAGCCAGTGCAAGGCCAACGCTTAAAGTCTCTAATCTGTACGGCATGGTCACCGGGATGGCGGAAGATCTGCAGAGTCTGGTCGGCGGAACGGTGGTCAGGCGTAAGGTTTACGCCCGTTTTCTGGATGCGGTGAACTTCGTCAACGGAAACAG